CAGTCTTCGACGGTGATATCACCGCTGTCAGACTGTCTGATGCTAACCTTTGGAGATCCAATGGGAAAGGACTCCAAATACCGTGATGTGGACGTTTGCACGCCCGCATCGCAGAAAAATCTCAAGTACGCTTCATGTTCGGCTGTAATCTCCAATGTATCGTTTGACGACACAGAAGTGATTACGCGGTACTCCGAACACTGAAGCTCTGCGTTGAAACGCCGTTTTGGTTCATGATAGAACTCAATAGGCGCATCACCTTTGTTTCCTCTGATCCAACCGAGGATGGGTGATTGAGGAGATACTGTCGGGATGCGATATCCCTTCATGCATCTTACCTTTTCAATTGCAGATCTGAGCAGGCGTGCTGTGCCCTGAAAACCGGCCTTAAAAAGCTGGTTCTCTAAACTAAACAGGCTAAGCACGACGTCTCGCGGTGAATTCAATTCGGGTACGTATTTAAAGTACGCCGGAGTGATTTCAACGCCCTTATAGGCGTGCATACCGCATGACTCGCGAAACTGCGATCGACTATAGCTCTTTTCAGTATTAAAAATCATACCAAATAGAGGCAAATAGTCGTAGACAGCTTGTACGGCTTCCGTGCGGACGATTATATCGTCGCCGTAAACGTACACCTCGCGAGCTAAGTGATGCGGTACACTGCTAAGAGACAAGATAGCCCTTATCAAACAAAAATGAACGAGGGCCATGATCGGGAAACACACAGCACTGCCCATTGGTGCGAATTTCTCGCTTGGCAACATCTGCGGGAAGTCGATAGCGCAATCACCTAGGTTAATTTCTCTAGTTGACGTAGCCATCAACGCATCAAGCATGTCTGGACAATCGTGAAATAGGTATCTCACGAGTTTCCTCGATACTCGATCTGACGCAGCGTGCATGTCCAACGTGGCATATCGCCCATCTGCAGAACTGGTTAAAGCCAGTTTAGCATTTACATCTTGATCGTCAAAGTTGACGAAACCCTTTGTCAAAGGGTGATGTTGGAGTACATGATACATAGCTCCTTTAATGGACTGCTGTAGAAATTGTGTCTCCAATTCCTCTATGCAAATTCCCCTAGGTTTGCCGAAGGTTTTCGGAACAAACTTGAACCTAGAAGAAGGCGCGCTTTCGCGCTTTAGAGCTTTGAAGCTCATGGATCCGGTAACGACATCCCATGGATGGCTGTAAAACCAGTCTTCATAGGGAAAAACGTCGTTCAGTTGATCGTACAAAACGTGCGGTCGGTAACGCACATCTTTTCGTCTTGATGTGTTAGTTGCGCCTGGTCCAGGTCGAGGAACGAATAAATCCGTATCGAATTCGGGACTGACGTCTTGAAAAAGCTCTTTAACAAAACTGCGAGCTTTAACAAGAATATCATAACACGGTTCTGAAAAGAAATCGAAATAACGTAATTCGATATCCTCTTCGACGAAACTCCAAAGCTGCTTTTGAAGTGTACTTTGCTTGTAAGGCCCTCTTAATTTCTTGAAGGCATGACACAGTTGATACAAACACTGCATCGACGTCGTACAAGCATAGTCATCATGGCACTCAGAAACCATAGCGAATAGCTGCCGTAGAAATACGGGGTGCTTTCCGCCTCTCACCAGTCTAAATGAGGGGTAAGATGGTTTACCGGTCTCTAGATAGTTCAGAAAACTAGTAAAGAGATCGGGAAGTGTCTTAGTTGCAAAACTAAGTCCTTCACTGGCGTATCTGCGACGCAATGTTGCTACGTCACGTGAATAGTCAGCATGCCTATAATGAGTTAGACGTTGATAAGCATCATCTAGGATTTTAAGCAAAAACGGCAACACTAAAGGTGTTACAATCTTTACGTAATCCTTTGGATCTGCCTTCCGAGATGATGGCGACGACGTTTGTCGACGGCTCTTTGGCTTTTCAGGATGGCCCATTGGGTTCAACCTCCAGCCTAGAGGCCTAATATCCAATCCGTTTCAGATGGACACAACGTCTTGCGGGTATCCACCCGCGGGGGTATGACCTGCCCCGAGATTGGAGCAGGTCGGCAATCGTTACTCATGCAGATGAGTAACTAGTCCTTTTTCTTCGAAGTGATAATCTCATAAATGAGCTTAGCCAACGAAGTTAGAGCCGATATTATCAGCTCAAAAGGAATAGTCATAGCTCGGAACATGGTACATCTCCTTACGCGAAAGAGTTAAACAACTCCGGAACGCAAAGATTTGATCACGTTCGCTTCTGCAAGAGCGTCCAGCAGGACGTTAACTTCCGGCTGGAGTTCTGTTTCTGTAAACTTTTCGTTCGCGACCAACGTAAAGTTGATCGTGATCGGATAAAGGTCATCGGTTTCCGTATCAGCTGCAGGATGCAGCAGAATGGTCCGTTGAACGAGGTTACGGATAACAGAAGTTCGAATATCGTTTTTGACTGTAATCAAGGACTTAGCAGCGATAGCTGCTGCGGACTCGATATAGTCGCCTCCTCTAACCTTTAGGTCAGGAAGGGGACCACGATAAGCGAAAATACGATTGTCAGTTCCATCAGTTAACGTAACGGGATTGGTAAAGAGGCCCATAGGACTTCTCCTTTGTCAAGTGGTATGTGAAACGTGCATTTCGTCGCACGAAGAAACGTCCCCGAGATAGGGAAATGAAGTCAAAAAGCCGTTAAATCCAACAGCGTACTAAGGCGACAAGATTGACACTCTGCCCAAAACTGGGTAAGTGCACCTTGGGCAAAACCATCCCTCGGGATGGTTCGACCACACGCCTTTCGTACTTGGAGTAGCGGTACCCTGTGATAAGGGCATTTGTTCCATCGGCAGTAATGTTTCCATTATAGCCGGCGAAACAGATCCGCGGGTCCTTACGTAGAAACCAACCAGCTTCTCGTTCATACAAGATGCTTTCACAGTATTGTGTGAGGTTGACGTCTACATTTGGATCGGTACCCATAGCATTTAGAGCATCCGATATCCCGACGAAGTAGTCGACGATAAAGGAAAAAGGTAGGGCGTTCCACACTACCTCAGCATTGAGGTCTAGTCCCCAGTAACGGCGTATAGCCGCTATTGATGGACGTTTACGATACGAATACAGATATTCCATATTCGCCGTAAATTTCGCACGTGATTCGCGTTTTAACTCCCTCCAGTAAAAATTGGAGGTAGGTGCGACCAGAACATCCGAATCTTTGAACAACGACTCGGTGTAGTGCGAACGATTGGTCATCTCGCCATGCTTCTGGAAATCCAGTTGAGCATCTTGAGCTGCGTTCGAAGCCATCTGATGCATAATAGTAACATCACGCACCAGCGGCTTGATTGCAAACTCATTGGTAAGATAACCTGCTGCTAGACCTCTCGAGAAGTAATCCAGGTTCTTCACAATCCTGGGAATGTCACCCACGGTAACGTCGTCTAACGACATACCTTTGCGGGCTCGACTCACAACCTTTCTTAGGGACTCAAGATCAGTGGCAATAGAACGGTAATTGATTTTACCGGCCACCTTCAAGATATCGCGAAAGTCTTTCAACTCAAACAAAAAGTTGAGAAGACTAATGCGCCCTTCAAAACGAGGTTGCATACTTCTCCATGCTCTGCCGCGTGCAGATTCTGCTGCACTCCAAAGAGAAACTCCTGTGTTCGCCCCTTCCTTCACAAAAGGAATAAAGGAGGCGTACCGGTAATCCAATTTAAATACGTAATAGGGGTAATAAATTATCACCCCGGTCGGTATTCCGTAATCGGCAGAGAGATGAAAGGGGTACATGACCCCCAACATTTTCTCATTCGAGCACGAATTATAATTGGGTCGTTTCTCTTCAGAAGACGCAAAGTTCTGGAAACCATCACCGAAGGTGGTGGCACCATAAAGGGAGTAACCAAGGTTCGCAGCGGTCTGGCTTGCAACAATCTGGTCACGTATGAACTTTTCAGTACGTGGTTCCAAAACGTTCCAATCCCAAAGACTGCCTGTTAAACCATGGTACTTCATTCTCCCATTCTCTATCCCATAATCGATGGGAAGCGTCTGCGACTGTTCCATCTGCTATTCTCCTTTCTGTTGGTAAGATAACTCATTGTCGGCTCCCCCACACCATGTGGGGGGC